AATCCTATCTTTCACCAGCTTCTTTTGGAAGACCTGACCCAATCGTAGAGTTTGCAGACAAACTCAAAAGAATGGGTGGTAAAGAAGATTACCGTGAGGCTAAAAAGATGGAGCCAAAATTGAGAACTTTTGTACCAGTAATCGTAAGGGGATTGGAACATGAAGGAGTTAAATTTTGGGGATTTGGTAAAACCGTTTATCAGGAGTTATTAGGTTATTTTGCTGACCCGGATTACGGTGATTTATCTCATCCAATTAATGGTAGAGATATTGTAGTAGATTATGTTGCACCGGAGGGTGGGGCATCTTATCCAATTACAACCATTAGAGTAAAACCCAACTCTACTAAATTACACGACGAGGATAATAAAATTAGAGCCTTGTTGGAAAATCAAAAAGACATTACAACTATTTATTCTGAATTATCTTACGATGAATTGAAGAAAATTTTAGAGAATTGGTTAAGTGGAAACACAACTGATGATACTGAAACTTCTACAACTCAAGAAACTGTGGTTGCTAAAACCGAACAATCAGTAACCGATTCGTTTGATTTTGATTCTACACCTCATCAGTTAGATGAAGTAACAGAAAAGAAAAAAGCACAACCAAAAACATCTGATTTACCTTGGAATGATGAAAAACCATCGGTAGCTAAAACTACTCAGCAGGTAGCAGATGCATTCGAAGATTTATTCAAATAATATAGATTATGGCAAAAACCGATTTAGCAGACATTTTGGTCGATAGTCTGAACAAAAAACAAAAAGACCAGAAAATTGCCTTTTATTTAGATGATGATTCAGAGGGGGCTCCAACTAATGTAAATGGTTGGATTTCCACTGGAGCTGCTATGTTAGATGTTGCTATTTCTAACCGACCATATGGTGGTATTCCAATAGGGAGAATCACCGAACTAACGGGTTTAGAGCAAAGTGGTAAATCTCTGTTATCTGCTCATCTTTTAGCGGAAACTCAGAAGCAAGGTGGAATTGCAGTGTTGATTGATACTGAAACCGCGGTTAGTAGAGAATTCTTTGATGCGATTGGTGTAGATGTATCTAAATTGTTGTACGTTTCAGTAGATACAGTTGAAGATATTTTCGAAACCATTGAAACCATTATTGAAAAGGTTAGAGAGAAAGATGCACAAAAATTGGTTACAATTGTTGTGGATTCAGTAGCAGCAGCATCTACAAAAAAAGAAATGGAAGCCGATTACGGTAAAGATGGTTATGCAACTGATAAGGCAATTATCATCTCAAAAGCGATGAGAAAAATTACTAATACTATTGGTAGACAAAAAATCGCGGTAATCTTTACAAATCAATTAAGACAAAAGTTGGGAGTAATGTTTGGTGACCCTTGGACAACAAGTGGCGGTAAGGCGTTGGCATTCCATGCATCAGTCCGTTTAAGATTAAAGAATGTTGGTCAAATTAAAATGAAGGTCGGTGGTAATGATAAAATAGTTGGAATATCAGTTAGAGCACAAGTTGTTAAAAACCGATTAGGGCCACCATTGCGTTCCGCTGATTTTGATATCTTCTTTGATAGAGGTATTGATAACTATGGAAGTTGGCTGACAGTAATGAAAGAAAACAAATTAGTTAAACAAGGTGGCGCGTGGTATGAATATAATGATACTGATACCGGTGAAGTAATCAAATTCCAATCAAAAGATTTCATTAAGATGATGATGGATAATGTTGAATTAAGAGAACAGATTTATAAGAAAATTTGCGAACTTACAATTATTCAGTATAAGAAAGATACTTATGATATCGAAAATATGGAAGTTGATAGTGCATTGCCGAATGAAGTAGAATAATGAACAACATTTGAATATTTGGTGATTTATACTCAAATATAATTGTGAAAGGCAAACCAAAGTAGAGATAATAATGGTTGCCTTTCCATTTATTCTGAGTTAAAAAATTTTTTGGGGTATCAACAACAAAACTTGGCCAAATCTGGCATATCAAATAAACAAATATTTTCTCATTTATTTAGTCATCAATTAAATTTGATGAACTTTTATTTTAAATTTTTATCTAATTTAAAATCTATTGCTGGATTTTTAAAAGAAAAAGAAATCCTATTTAAAATACTTTTATAAATGAATTTAAAATATAAAAATTTATTAAAAGAAATAGATAAAGAACACTCGGTTATTAGAACTCGTAATTCAAAAGTTCTATTTGTAGATGGTCTTAATACATTTTTTCGTTGTTGGAGTACAAACCCTACAATGAATGAAGATGGTGAACACGTAGGTGGAGTAGTTGGGTTTCTTAAATCATTAGGAATGGTTATTCGAAATGAAAATCCAACGAGGGTAGTTGTAGTTTTTGATGGAAAGGGTGGCTCTCAAAAAAGAAGACAAATATTTTCAAATTACAAAGCGGATAGAAAAGTAAAATTCAGAGTTAATCGTCAATATGATGATATGATGAGTGAAGAAGATGAGCAAATTAGTTTGAAAAGGCAGATAAGTTGGTTAGGTAATATTTTAAATATTTTACCAATTACAACTATGGTGTATGATAATATTGAAGCCGATGATGTAATTGGATATCTATCTAAGCAAGTTTTAACTAAAGAAGAAAATGGATTAATACTTTCATCTGATAAAGATTTTTTGCAATTAGTATCAGATAATATTAATGTTTGGAATCCCCTTAAAAAAGAAAAGATCACAAAAGAAAGATTGGTTGAATTATACGGTTTTCATCCTGAAAACTTTATTTGGTATAGAGTTTTAGATGGTGATAAATCAGATAATATTGATGGAGTAAAAGGGTGTGGTTTAAAAACACTTAAAAAAAGATTACCATTATTTGAAGGTGATAAGAGAGTAACAATTGATGAACTATTAGAGGCTGCTGAATTAGAAAAAGATAAATACAAAGTTTTTCAAACTATCATTGATAGTAAAAATATTATTGAAAGAAACTTTTATTTAATGCAATTAGATAATCCGGATATAAGTGGGACTACTAAATTAAAAATTATAGAAAAATTTAGAGAAGAAGTTGAATCATTGGATAAAATGAAATTCATAGGATTGGGAATGAAATATAAGATATTACAAAATTGGATTGATGTAAATGATTGGTTAAGAAGTTCATTTGGAAACCTTATTTTAAAATAATTTGGAAAATAAAAAAATATACAATACATTTGTTTTATGGGTGAAAATGTAGATAATCTATCAAAGTATGGACAAAGCTATCAAACAAAGGTAGTTGCGAATTTAATCATTGATAGACCTTTTTTAGAACAAGTATCTGATATATTAGAAACAAAATATTTTGAAGCAGATACTAATAAATGGGTTGTTGAATTAACTAAAAAATATTTTAGTAAATATAAAAACACTCCTACAACTGATTATTTTAAAACTGAAGTTCAAAAAATTTCTGATAATACTTTAAAACAAAATGTATTAGGGCAACTTAAAGTAGTTTATCAGAATATGCAGCAAACTGATAAAGAATGGGTCAAATCTGAATTTGTAACATTTTGTAAAAATCAAAATTTTAAAAATGTAATTCTTAATTCAGTTGAATTACTTAAGAGTGGGCAGTTTGATAAGATTGAAAAAATGGTAAAAGATGCAGTTAAAGTTGGACAGGCTGCTGATTTAGGATTAGATTACAAAGAAGATATTGAAGTTCGTTTTGAAGAAGTAAATCGAAGAACAGTTGCAACTAATTGGGATGTAATTGATGAATTGATGGATGGTGGATTGGGGCCAGGAGAATTAGGAGTTATTGTTGCACCATCGGGTATTGGAAAAACATGGGTTTTAGCTGCGTTGGGGGCAACCGCAGTTAAAGCTGGAAAAAATGTATTACATTATACATTAGAACTTACACAAAATTATGTAGGCCAGAGATATGATACTATATTTACTTCTATTCCATCCTCTGATTTAAAAAGAAATAAAGAACAAATTAAGGAAAAGGTAAGTAAATTAAGAGGTGGATTAATGATTAAATATTATCCACCAAAAGGAATTACCTCCAACACAATTGCTGCACATATTGATATGGTTAGACAAACAAAGTTCCAACCTGATTTAATTATTATTGATTATGCAGATTTATTAGTATCCACAAGTTCAAAGAATAATTCAGATTATGCTGAACAGGGCGGTATCTATATTGATTTAAGAGCAATGAGTGGTGAGTATCAAATACCTATTTGGACAGCATCTCAAACAAATAGAAGTGCGATTGATTCAGAAGTTATTCAGGCAGATAAAATTGCAGATTCATACGCAAAGGTAATGAATGCAGATTTTATTATATCGGTTAGTAGAAAAGATGCGGATAAGTTAAATAATACCGCACGATTCCACATAATGAAAAACCGATTTGGGCAAGATGGTTTAACATTTCCTGCTAAAATGGATACTAATAAAGGTATGATTGAGGTATATGCAAACAATTCACCAAACGGAATCATAGCAAGTAAAGAAGCTAAGAATGGAGAACTTTTACAAAAACAACTACTACACAAAAAGTATGTAGATAATATGGGCTAGGTTATTAAATTATTATAGTATGGAAAATAAAATGGAATTAGTAGATGAAATATGTGAGGGGATGGCAATATTAGATTATTTTAATGATGCTATAATTGGCTATGATGTAGATAGTAGAAAAGTAGTTTACGATTATACTTTGATGCTAAAAGTTTTAAACGAACAACATAAACTTGAAACTGATGTGGCAATAGAATATATATCCCATAATGTTGTTGGATTGAAAATAAGTGATGATGAGGGAAATGATATTTCTCCAATAATCATTAGTAAATTTGAAGATGAATTGAATGATAAACTATAATACTTTTGCAAAGTTTATAGAGTGGGATGAATTGGATTTAGAATATGAAAGAGTAACCCAAAATATTAAGGAGATAGAAGATGTTCCATCTGCTTTAGATACCATATTTAGATATCACCGAAAGAAGGGTTTTCCACATTATCAATCCACCATCGATGATAAGGTAGGTGATATGAAAGCACTTTCCGAATTTGATGAATCAACTATATTTAGAAATGATTATATCGATCAAACTATGCATTGTTTGGGTTTGGCATGGAGTTATTTTCCCCATTGGGTAGATGTTCAATGTGGGAATAGTAAAATGAGGCCGATTGATTATTGGAATGATGATGATAAGCTAAAAGAAATTATTAGGAAGACTTGGAATTGGCATCTTAAACATAGTGATGGTAGATTTACATTAAATCGTTTAAGACAAAATTTCAAAATATACGGAGGTAATCAGACCGTAAGTAACTTTAGACCATCAGCGGCAAAATACATTTATAACACCTATGGTGGAGAAGTTGTTTGGGATATGAGTTGTGGATGGGGAGGAAGATTGATAGGGTTTTTAACGAGTTATTGTAAAACATATATAGGAACTGATCCTAGTAGTAAAACTTATAAGGGATTGTGTAAATTGAATAAAGAATTAAATTTTTATGGTAAAAATGTTATACTTTATGAATTAGGTTCTGAAGAATTTGTACCAGAAAAAGAAACAATAGATTTGTGTTTTACTTCACCTCCATATTTTGATACTGAAAAATATAGTGATGAAGATACTCAATCTTATAAAAAGTTTCCAACTCCACATTTATGGGTAGAAGGATTCTTAAAACAAACTATGGCAAATTGTCATATTGGATTAAAAAGTGGGGGTAAAATGTTATTAAATATAGCAAACACCCCTAAACATAAAGATATAGAAAGTGAAACAATAAGGGTGGCAGATGAAGTGGGATTTACGTTGAAAAAAACAATAAAATTAGCACTCTCATCTATCGTAGGAAAGGGTATTAAGTATGAGCCAATATTCATTTTTGAGAAAAAAAACTAAAGAAAAATTGGTGAAAAAATTTTCTAAAGAACCTAAAATTTTTTACGGTATATATCCTATTTATTCTTACACTCAACAACAGAAATCATTTTAAAAATGAGCAAATTATTTACAGAAAGAATACCGTTTAAACCATTTGAATATCCAGAATATTATACCGAAGGTTGGTTAAAACAAATGCAGGCATTTTGGTTACATACTGAAATTCCGATGCAAATGGATGTAAAAGATTGGAATGAAAATTTATCTAAAGAAGAGAAACACTTAGTTGGTAATATCCTTTTAGGATTTGCTCAAACTGAATGTGCAGTATCTGATTACTGGACAGGTATGGTTACCAAATGGTTTCCAAAACATGAGATTAGACAAATGGCTATGGCTTTTGGTTCACAAGAAACAATACATTCTGTGGCCTATTCATACCTTAATGAAACATTGGGGTTGGATGATTTTGAAGGCTTCCTACATGATGAAGCTATGAGGGAAAGATTTGAATTGTTGACCAGCACCACAGCAGATTGGACACCTACTGATTTGATAAAGAATAAAAAAGCAAGAATTGAAGTTGGTAAAAGTTTAGCTATTTTTTCGGCGTTTGCAGAAGGTGTGGCATTATATTCATCATTTGCAGTTCTTTATAGTTTTCAAATGAGAAACCTATTAAAAGGCATAGGGCAGCAAATGAAGTGGAGTGTAAGGGATGAATCATTACATTCAAAAATGGGGTGTCAATTATTCAGGCATATGTGTTTAGAATTTCCTGAATTATTAGAAGAAGCTAAAGAAGATATTTACAAAGCAGCTAAAATTATTACAGATTTAGAACATAAATTTATTGATAAAATTTTTGAAATGGGTGATTTAGAAAACCTAAAAGCAAATGATTTAAAACATTTTATTACAAAAAGAGTAAATGAAAAACTGGGAGAATTAGGATATAATCCATTATCAGGCGGAGAGAATTATTTTGAGTATAATGAAAAAAAGGCATCTCAATTAGATTGGTTTTATCACCTTACAGGAGGAGTTACCCATACTGACTTTTTTGCAATTAGACCTACTGATTATAGTAAAGCAGGTGAAGGTGAGAACTGGGATGATATATTTTAAAAATAATAATTAGTTAAATTATGAAAAACTACGGCGAAGAATTAGGCTGGGAGGTAGATGTCGATTTTCCATCATGGGGAAATAATGAGATATATGTTAAAACTATATCAAAAACATATTTGCAAGTAGGAGAAAAGCCAAAGGATGCCTATTGGAGAGTAGCAACCACAGTAGCAAAAAGATTGGATAAACCACAATTAGCAACCAAATTTTTTGATTATATTTGGAAAGGTTGGTTATGTTTAGCAACACCTGTATTATCAAATACTGGTACTGATAGAGGTTTACCAATCTCATGTTTCGGTATTGATGTGGGTGATAGTATCTATGAAATTGGTTCTAAAAATTTAGAATTGATGTTGTTGGCAAAGCATGGTGGTGGTGTTGGTATTGGAATCAATATGATTAGACCAGCGGGTTCTAAAATTACTGGCAATGGAACTTCTGATGGAATTGTTCCATTTGCTAAAATTTATGATTCAACAATTCTGGCCACAAATCAGGGTGCAGTTAGAAGAGGAGCAGCATCGGTAAACATCAAAATAGACCATAAAGATTTTGATGATTTTTTGGAAATTAGAGAACCAAAAGGAGATGTTAATAGACAATCACTAAACTTACATCAATGTGTAGTAGTAAGTGATAAATTTATGAAAAAGTTAGAAGAGGGTGATAGTGAAGCTCGTAGAAAATGGGGTAAGTTGTTGCAAAAAAGAAAAGCGACTGGTGAACCATATATTATGTACAAAGGCAATGTGAATAAACAAAATCCAGAAATGTATAAGAAAAATGGATTAAAAGTCCATATGACTAATATATGTTCTGAAATTGTTTTACATACTGATGAACAACATTCATTTGTGTGTTGCCTTTCATCTCTAAATCTAGCAAAGTATGATGAATGGAAAGATACTGATTTAGTATATACATCTACTATATTTTTAGATGGTGTGTTAGAAGAATTCATACAGAGAGCTAAGAATATGAAAGGTTTTGAAAATTCAGTTCGTTCAGCAGAAAGAGGTAGAGCATTGGGATTGGGCGTGTTGGGATGGCATACATATTTACAACAAAAAGGATTACCATTTGAAGGGTTGCAGGCTCAATTTGAAACCCGTAAAATTTTTTCTCAAATGAAAATTGAATCGGAAAGAGCAAGTAGAGATTTAGCATCAGAATATGGAGAACCTTTATGGTGTAGAGAAGCGGGTTTTAGGAATACTCACTTAAGAGCAGTTGCACCAACCGTATCTAACTCTAAATTGAGTGGAAATGTTAGTAGTGGTATTGAGCCGTGGGCAGCAAATGTATTTACTGAACAAACTTCTAAAGGAACATTTATTCGTAAAAATCCTGAATTGGAAAGGGTATTGAGAAAAATTGGAAAAAATAATAAAGAAATTTGGGATCAGATTTTAGCAGATGGTGGATCCGTGCAGGGTTTAGACTTTTTAGATGAGTGGTGTTTTGTAGATGGAAAATTGGTTGAATGTGTTGAAGTTGAAGGAGAAGCAAAGCATAAATGTTATTCAGTTAAGGATGTATATAAAACATTTAAAGAAATTAATCAATTAGATTTAGTAAGACAAGCCGGTGTAAGGCAACAATATATTGACCAGGCAGTTTCATTGAATTTAGCGTTCCCCGCGACAGCAGAACCAAAATGGATTAATCAGGTTCATTTGGAAGCATGGAAACAGGGTGTGAAAACACTTTACTATATGAGAACTGAATCGGTGTTAAGAGGTGATATCGCAGCAAAAGCTATGGATTCAGAATGTGTAAGCTGTGAAGGTTAAAAATAATAAAAGAAAAGAATATGATTACTGTAAAAAAATTTAGTGCAAGTTGGTGTGGCCCTTGCCAAGCATTGAGGCCAATTTTTGAGGAGGTAAAAGTTCGATATTCAAATGTAAAATTTGAGGAAGTTGATGTTGATGAAAATTATGAATTAGCATCTCAATATGGTGTTCGCTCAGTTCCAACCGTAGTGATAGAAAAAAATGGGGCTGAGGTAAGTAGATTTACCGGTCTACAATCAAAATTAGCATATACTAACGCCATTAATGAAAATCTCTAATATAGTTGGAGATTTTAAAAATAATTAGTATATTTGTTAATTAAGCGTTACGATGTATCAAAATATTTACTATCAGAGAAATACTAATACTATCCATATATGGGATGATGTAAAAGGTTATTTCACAATGGCGTATCAACGATATGCATTTAAACCCGCATTAAATGGTGAATGGGAGTCTATTTATGGTGATAAACTTACAAAAGTATTTAAATATGAAAAAGATGATTCCTCTTTATTTGAATCCGATGTACCTGAAGTAACGAGAGTTTTAGTAGATTTATATACGAATTCCGATTTACCTTCTGATGGCCATAAAGTTTTAACATTTGATATTGAGGTTGAAATGAATTCGGGATTACCTGATACTGAAAAGGCCGAAAACGAAATTACATCTATCGCCGTTCATGATTCAGTAGAAGATTTTTATTATGTATTAATATTAGATAAAAATCAAACTATTCAGTCTTCTAAATCTGAAAATCGAATTGTAGTTCCCTTTGATACTGAAAAGGAAATGCTAAGTAAGTTTTTAGATATTTACGAATCAATTGCACCTACTATCATTACCGGTTGGAATATCGATTTCTTTGATGTTCCATATCTTTTTAATCGTTTAAAAAATTTATTGGGGGAAAGGCAGGCTAAAAGATTATCTCCAATTAGAGAAGTATTTTTTTCACCTTATAGAAAGAAATGGTTTATAGGTGGTGTGTCTGCTTTAGATTATTTAGTTCTTTATAAAGAATACAATTATACTGAATTAGATAATTATCGATTGGATACCGTTGCCAAAATAGAATTGGGTAGAGGTAAGGTTGAATACACAGGAAATTTAGATGAGTTGTTTCAAAACGATAAAGAAAAATTTATCGAATATAACTTGGAAGATGTTAGATTGATTGTTGATATGGATAAGAAGTTACAATTCATAGACCTTTGTAGAGGTATTGCACACGCCGGTCACGTTGCATATGAAGATGTATTTTTTACTTCTAGACCTTTGGAAGGAGCACTATTATGTTTTTTGAGACAAAGAGGATTAGTAGCTCCGAACAAAATGAAAAAAGAAGATTCCGATAGGATGATTGATTCAATGAGAGAAAGTGGTGGAATTGATGATAGTGCAAAAGATGAAAAATTTATTGGTGCGTATGTGAAAGACCCGATTGTGGGTAAATACGATTGGGTATATGACTTAGATTTAACTTCACTATACCCATCAATCATTATGACATTGAACATTTCACCTGAAACCAAAATAGGAAAGGTGGATAATTGGGATATTCAGAGGTATCTAAAAGAAGAAGATGATTACTATATCATACAAAGAAAGCAAATTACAAAAGAAAAGTTTAAACAATTTTTATTAGATAATGGGCATTCAATTGCATCCAATGGAGTAATTTATAGAAATGATAAAGTTGGTTGTATTCCTGCGATATTAGATGAATGGTTTCAAAAAAGAGTTGAGTACCGAAAATTAGAAAAACAATTTGGTGAGGCGGGTGATAAAGAAAAATATGCATTTTATAAAAAAAGACAATTGGTGCAAAAGATTCTTTTGAACTCACTTTATGGTGTATTAGGATTACCATCTTTTAGATTTTATGATATTGATAATGCGGAAGCAGTTACGATTACTGGTCAAACAGTAATTAAATCAACTGCTGATATGACAAACATTAAATATAATAAAGAGCTAGGAACAAAAAATGAGGATTACAATATCTACATTGATACCGATTCCGTATTTTTTTCAGCAGTTCCACTTTTAGATTATAGGCATTCTAATTGGAAGCAGATGGAAGATAGTGAAGTTGCTAAATTAGTAGATGGTATTGCTGGTGAAACACAGGATTATCTTAATAATTTTTACAATATCCTTTCTGTAAAAATGATTAATGTTCCGAAGGATAAACACCGATTACAAATTAAAAAAGAATTCGTAGCTAGAGCAGGATTGTGGATTGCTAAAAAAAGATATGCACAATGGATTATCGCGGAGAATGGTGTACCGGTAGATAGATTAGACGTTAAGGGATTAGATGTAGTTCGTTCTTCATTTCCACAGTCATTTAAAAACTTTATGAAGCAAACTCTCATCGATATATTGAGGGGTGAAACAAAAGAAACAATGGATGAAAAAATTATTAACTTTAAAGGTTCTCTTCCATTGGTAAAACCATATGATATTGCAAAAAGTAGTTCAGTAAAAGAACTTTCAAAATATACTCCCACAAAAGGTGCGATGTTCCAATTCCTTAAAGGAACTCCCGCGCATGTTAAAGCTGCTTGGACTTACAATCAATTGTTAAAACACTTTAATTGTGGGTTTAAATATTCACCTATGAG